AGTCTCTAAACTCCACAAGTTTAGAGACCGAGTCTCTAAACTCCACAAGTTTAGAGACCGAGTCTCTAAACTCCACAAGTTTAGAGACCGAGTCTCTAAACTCCACAAGTTTAGAGACCGAGTCTCTAAACTCCACAAGTTTAGAGACCGAGTCTCTGAACCCCACAGGTTCAGAGACCGAGTCTCTGAGCCCGATGGGCTCAGAGGCAGAAGTAGAATCCCTGCCCCCCTCGGGGGCAGAGTCTCTAACCCCTACAGAGACAGAGGCAGAGGCTGCGTCTCTAAACCCTATAGGTTTAGAGACCAAGTCTCTAAACCCCACTGGTTTAGAGACCAAGTCTCCGCCTCTGAAAGAGGCAGAGGTAGAATCCCTGAGCCCTACAGGCTCAGAGTCTGAAGATGTCCCCCAGGACTGTGTTGCAAACAAACACGTCTTGTCTGTTCTGGTGCCAAAAACGGCAAACCCGATAGACCGTCTTGACCAATCCGCGTTTTTGACACGCTATCGGGCGTACGTGTCCCTGTTGTCAAACAACACATTACAGTTGCCAGACGGCGCGTTACAACAAACTATTACTGTGTTCTCCCCCGAGATAGTAAAAGAACACGTGGCCCGCGCGTTACACGTTGCGTTCGGCAATGCGGTTGTCCAGGACGGTAGCCAGATACGAACAACCCCCACGGGACTTGTAAGCAACGAGGTGTGGATTGTCTGGACGGCTGTCGCAGACACACATTCGTTAGAAGACGTGCAGGCTGCGGCTAAAAAACTGACTGAGTTTGTCAGGGTTAGCCTAGCACAAGACGTTGTTACAACGATTGAGGCCGTGTCTGTCCGTCAAACGTTGGACGTAACCCCACTTACGTATTAACCGTGTTTAGGGCCCCACACAAACTACAACCGTGAGGGGCCCTCGTAAGACAAACTGAAAGGAGGAACGTAGAATGAATGCAAGAGGATGTATCGCCGCAGTTGGACTCGCGCTTATTGCGTTGTTGCTTGTGTTGGCAATGACGGTCATTTCTGGGATTGATGCGATTGATACTGCGGGTGCGGCTACCCCGTACAAACAGTACTTGCCTGAAGTGATTATTACGTACCCCACCCCGCCCCCCCGCTAACGGGAGGGGGCCCATGTCTAAGCTGGCCGCCCAAAAAAGGTTTAAGAGGGCGGCCAGTCTTGGAAAAAAGGAAGTGTGACATGTCTGTACAACCAAACGTGCGGTACCAACTAGTAGAGGACACGCTGACCGCCCAAAGTTTTAGAGAGAAGTTGCGGAGATACGTATTACGTCTTGTTTGGAAGTATCAGCGCGGTCTCCGCGGATACGCGGATTGTGACGTTTGGAACTTGAATACTTACCTGTTGACATGGTTGCCTAGTGCGGTTAGACAGCTACGAGACACAGGACATTCATACCCTGGGGGGTTTGAATACGGGAGAACAGAGGAAGAGTGGGACAACACACTAACCCGCCTAGCAGACTTGTTAGAGTTGTATCTACACCAGTACAACACAGCATTGCCCACTTCAAAACAAGGTCTTGAGTTGTTTGTTGAAGTGTTTGAGTCCCTATGGGACTAACCGTCTCTGAACCAGGAGGATTACAGGGTGACTATCAAGAAAGTTGTTTACACCAGACGATACTACGACGAGTCCGAGCCGCAGCAGATTACTCTCGGACAAACTAAGCATTTGTTGGCGGCAGACTACAAAGATGTTGACGCAGCGCTTGAGATGCTACACCAACGTGGACAACTTCGTACGCGGTATGCTATGCTGACCGCGGATACCCATTCAGAGGAAGCAGCATGATTACTGACCAGTTAGATGAGATACTTGATTTAGAACGGGCGTTGTCAGAGGTTCAACAGGCGGTGTTAAACCAGGTTTGGTGGGGGTACAGCATGCGAGAAGTTGCACAAGAGTTAGGTCTGACTCGACGCCAGGCGTATCGGATTTGGAAGAGTATTCAACGACAAGCCCAGCGGCTGTCCCAACCAAGTCAGCACACCAAGTGTGCCAAGCGTATCAACAGAGGGTAGTATGCAGTGCGTTTTATGTCACAAGACATCCGTGTCTCCAAAATTCATGGTGTGTTCCGCATGTGCAGTAAAGTGGCGTTTGGGAGAGTGGCATGACGGCAAAGTGTGGATACACCCGCGTCGTCGTTGGCCCGCGTGGGCGAGGAAACTTTGTAACGACTACTGTCGAGAATACCGCAGTAACCGCGCGTGGCAAGCGCGTGTGGAAACACTCACTCAAGACGATGCCCCCGTCTCACGGACAACTAGTGGGGCACACGATTGGTTAGAGTACGCAACCTGTCGTACTCCAGGTCAACGTCTCTAAACCTCATAGGTTTAGTCCTTAATCCCTATGGGGATTAAGGATTAGTCCTTAATCCTTATAGGGATTAAGGATTAGAGACAACAAAACCACAAGGAGAATAAAGTATGAGTACCAGCATGTTTCAGGACGAACCTTTTCGTATGTTGGCGTGGTTGGTGGATACTGTACAAGAGATTCAAATCCGTAAGCAACGTATCCCCGTCACCCCTGATGGGGACGGAGGTGGGGTCTTTAAACTAGGAGAGTTCAGAGACTGTGTTCGCATCTTGACAGAGTCTGCCGAAGTTGGAGATGTAAATTGTGTTGTTCGCCAAACTTTTTTAGACGCCCTCGAAGCCGCGGCAGTGGCGAACGGATGGTCAGAAGACCGGACGTGTATTGATTGTGCATCTCCCGCGTACTACCGGTGTACACAGTGCGGCGCTTCGCTGTGTTACACCTGTTTTACAGTTGGTCGTGGGGTTTGTGCGCAGTGTGGTTCTTTGTCTGAACCAGGAGAGGGGGGAGGCCTTGCCTCTGAACCCGCCTCTAACCCCGTGTGCCGACTGTGGGGTACTCCTTTGTGTAACTACCCGTCGGCGGATGCCCGTAAAAGTTCAGACACGGTATGCCGGTTATGTAGACTTCTCCCGTGTAACTACTCACAGGAAGACAGCGAACAGGGTTCGGAACAACGTACAGAATAAAAGGAGGAAACGTGGGCGCGCATTTTCGGAGTGCAAAGGTAGACTCAATTGAAGAGGGACGATTCACTTTAGTTGCAGACGGTGCTGACATTGTTTGTACCACCACGCATGCTTGTAAGTACTTGAACGCAAAGTTCTCTGTGGGTACTTGTGATGGAGACCCCGACGGGGACAACGTGTTTTTGATGATTGAAAAAACGGGGGCCACCGAAGAAGAAAGTGAGGCTACAATCCGGCTGATGCGTACAGACGAGATGGCAGTGTTGGCAAGTCTGTGTTCTGCAGTTACAGCATCCGTGTTGTGTGATGAACTTCCAGAGGGCTGTGACAGCGACAACGATACCGATGACTGCAACGGCGCAGTTAAAGGGTAGCGGGGTGTTTATGCAGAACTTAGCGGTATGTTTGAAGTGTGGCGCAGTGTTTTTTGTAGAGTTGGACGACTGTCCGTACTGTTGTAGTGGACAGTTTGTGGAAGTAGAACAACACCGGCTTGATGGACAGGTTGTACAGCCTCACCCGCCAATACCGGCACGGCGGGGAACCCCTGCTTGGCAGGCATGTATGCAACAACAACTACAGGAAGTCGCGGAATAACCGCACAAACAGGAAATAGATGGAGATGGTAGGGTGAATAGAACAAGTGCCGAAGTAGGAAAGTGTCCCACACCACAAGAAGTGCAAGCTGCGGTGAATGCAGAAAAGATGTTGGCCCAACTGCGTTTCAGAGTTGCTTTCGATGAGAAACACACGATTGAAGTTGTTATTCGCGACTATCGTCCCGTTCGCAACACCGTGTGCCCCGACTTGTCTATCTTGGTGTTTAGTCTAAGTCGAGTGGTGGGTACTCCAGGGAATGAACATATCCCAGGGGTCTTTTTTGTCACACAGGCGGGGTTTGAGGTGGGCCGCGCATCCTGGGCGGAGAACATTACAGACACAAAGTTAGTAGACCGCGGAGTCATCTTTACGCAGGATACTACACAGCGCGTGTTGTTTGGCGCTGCTACTGAGTCCGCGGCAGCCTGGTTCTTACAAAAACTTGCACAAGCACAAGGCAAACGGTTTAGAAGTCATGGCCTGTTGACCCCCGACGGGGGCCGTTGGAAGTACACAATCACACCATAGGGGGCGGGCTGTGAAATACGCAGATGACTTGGTGATTCAAACGTTGAGTGAACTGGCTAGAAGAAAACAATCCGGCCCGACGGGTCTTACTACAGGACTGGCCTCGTTGGATACCTTGATTGGTGGCGGGCTTCAACGGCAGAGTTTGACATACCTTGTTGGAGACAGCGGGATTGGCAAGTCGCTGCTTGCGTCACAACTATTGTTAAATGCCGCAGCTTGGTTACACACTAAAGGCGCGGGCCCCGCGTCTACGTATACAACAGAAGAGACTGACCAAGCGTTCTATCGGCATGTCCAAGAAAAATCAGGCAAACGTCCTGTCGTCGTGTTCTGGTCGTTAGAGATGTCCGCGGGGGTTGTGTCTGCGCGGCTGTTGACGCAGGCTACAAAGGCGGTTACGGGGTGTTCTCTCGACTCGGGCGCCCTTCAGCGGGGCGAAGTTTTAGATGTGGACGCGTTGCAAGCAGGGTATGGGGTGGTTCGTGAGATAGGACACAACATCGTTTTGGCATTCAGAGAACAGACTATTGCGGATTTACGAATGGCGCTAACCGAGTTGGTTAGCACGCAAGACGTGTGTCTAGTTGTGGTAGACTATTTTCGGCTGATTCAGGACATTCTTTTAGACCCGTCCGGCGCCGGAAGACAGGAGGCGGTATCGCGTGATTTAATGCGGCTGGCCCGTGAGTTTGACTGCGCAGTGGTGTGTATCTTTGATTTGAATCGGGAAGGACAGAAACGGCGGCGGCCTGCAATTACAGACATGAAGTGGGGAAGCGGCCCGCAGTATGATGCTGACCAAGTCCTCCTTATGTGGAAGGATAAAGAGATGGAGGACTTGATGACTCAGCACATTTACATAGAATTGGCCAAGTCGCGGAACGGGCCAAAGGGAAAAATAGAGTTGGCGTTAGAGGTACAGTGCGGAGTGTTCTCCGCATGGCGGCAGGACAAACCGTGAAGAAGGGAGGAAACATGGTAAGGGGCAAGGTGTTGGATTTAAACGAGTCTACAGAAACAGACGCGGAAGTAGAGGAAAAGGTGTTTGCAGGGTTGCGTGGTAAGACAAAAGAAACGGAGGTTCCTGTGTTGAACAAACATGAAGTGCGGACGGAGTTGGATGTTGAAGAGTTGACGATTGATTCCCCCGCGGAATTGTGGGAGTTGGGGCATGTGTCTTTCAAGTTTAAGAACCTTACTTTGGAAGAGGTCGATGTCGCGATTCTGCGCGCACAAGAGAAGTTTGAGGCGATGCGCCAAGAGTTGCTGCGACGCGCCCCAGTAGCTAGCATAAAGGCGGTTCGATACGCGCAGTCGCTGGCGCTTAAGGCGGGGAAGGACTTGGAGGGGTATGACTGGTCAACTCTGACTGCCGCAGAAGTGACAGACGCGATAGAACAATTCAGCCCAGAAGAGAAAATGAAAAAGCCTGCGCCGCCTCAAAGGCGCGGAGTGCCCGCGGGTGGGGGCGGTGGTGGTGGTGGTGGAAAGAAAGCATACCGTAACCGTAAGTTCTCAGGCGGTAGCGGTAAGCGCGGCGGGTTTACTTTGAAAGACCCCGACGCGCCAATGACAGAGTCTCAGGCAAAACGGATTGAAGCGGACTGCGAAGACGCTGGAGTAGATTTGCCGGATGGGTTCGAGGACTTCACAATGCAGGAAGCTTCGGACTTTATTCAGAAGATGGCGTCGTAGCCATTCACAGCTAACAGTACTTCCCTACAGAGGGGGCAGATGTCCCCTCTGTAGGAACTCTGTCTAAGATTGGAGGATGGAATGCCCATTATTGGGATGATTTGTAGCGATGGTACCCTTCTTAAGACGGCGGACGCCTTGAAAAAAGCGATTCAGAATGGTCACGTCGACGGGTATGAACTGTCTGTTGTTACAACCATGCTGGCACCAGGGAATCACTCTGACCGCCCATCTGCTTCTGTCATTGCCGGCGGCGCATGGCGGCGCAGCGTCCTAGAACACGTGTTAGATTACTACGTTGTCCCCGAAGACCAAGTAGCTATGTTGCGTGGGACTATCATGCACTCAGGGTTTGAACGTTTGCAGTACCCGCCAGGGGTTCGGATTGAAAAAGAACGGCGCTTAGTCGCGCACCTACCAGGAGAGAATAAAGACAGAGTAATCTCAGGGCAGTTAGACGTGTTTTACGTAGACTCTGGACGGCTGGTTGATCACAAAACAACAAAGTCTCCGCCGTCCGTTATCCGACAAGAACATGTGTATCAGCTGGCTGTGTACGTGTGGTTGGCACGTTGGTCTGGGTATACGGTGAAAGATGCAGGGATTAACTACGTGGGTTGGAACGGAATTCGGTATGTCGACAGTGTGGAACTGGATAAGCGGATTATCCGTGTGATTGAACATCCGCTGTTATCCGATGAGACTGTGTTTGTTCAGTGGGTGTCATACGGGTACAACGTGCTGTCAGCGGGGTACTCTGTGTCAAAACGGGGACAACATCTCATACCCAGTATGCGGGACTGTAATACGATGTGGTGTGCTAGTTGCCCGCTGAAGTGGGCGTGTGACAGAATCGCTGCAGAAGGGGAGGAGATTTGCCCCGCGGAGTTCCGTCAAGAATAGAGTGTGACAGAGGGGAGGCAGTGAGTGTGCTTCGAGTAAACATGGATGCCCTGTTGCGCACTATAGATTTGCGGGCACTGCTGGGCACAGACCGGATGTACTGTGCATGGCATGTTGACCGCACTACGCCCAACATGGTCATTTTCCCAGACCACGGGTACTGTTTTGCTTGCGGGAAACGTGCAACTGCGGTAGAATTACTTGAAAAAACTCAAGGGTTGTCCCAGTCAGAGGCCATTCAGTACCTTTTAAAAAACAAAGACAGGGCAGGCCTGAAAGGCCGTTGTGTGCTGCCACCCCTGGAGGAGGAGTACGTTATAAAACACATGGAACAACTCGCGGGGACAACCGCGGGGGCCCAACGTGCACGCGAGTACCTGCGTGCACGTGGCCTCCAGCAACGAACTGTTTTAAAGTTTAAGTTGGGCTGTAATGAAACTGAGATTCTTATCCCGCACTACGTCTCAGGCGTTCTTGTGAATGTGAAACATCGGGTACTCCCAGAGTATAAGCGGCCAGACCAGCCAACGTACCGGTCGTTAGCGGGACGCCCTCTTGCACAACTGTGGCCGTTTGATGCTATCCCCCAAGTTTCTGCACCCCTTCTTATTTTGACGGAGGGAGAGTTTGATGCAATGTTGGTGTGGCAAGCCGGACTTCCTGTTGCGTCTGTTCCGTCCGGAGTAAACCGGCCACTGTTAGAATGGTTTCCTGTTCTCCGCAGGTTTGATGTTGTCCTGGTTGCGTTTGACCAGGATACTGCGGGGGACGCGGCCTGGACGCGGTTCGAAGAGAAGAAAGACCCGTTTGGCAAAACGAATTTACAACTGTTTTCCGACGCGTGTAACACGCGGTTTGTTCGTGTGCGATGGCCCCCCAATTGGGGCAAAGACATCACAGAGGCGCGTAGTCGCGTACTCCCGCTGTTGTTGAGGCAGGTATGAGTAGGAAAACATGGGAGTTTGATAGGCAGTTAGAACGTGGTGAAACGGGTGTCATGATAGCAAAGATGGTATTGCGAGGCAGGTACCCTATGGTTACAGATTATAACACAGACATGGCGATGCAACGTCGGGGGATTGACTTGCTTGTGGAAGGTCTTGGGTACGTAGAGATTAAGACGGACTATCATGATGACTCTCCAAACTTTTTTATAGAAACGGGCGTGGAAAACCGACCTGGGGCAATAGACACAAGTGGTGCGGAGTACTTTTGTTTTGTGTACCCAAACCGTCGACGCATGTACTTGTTGCCTCGGCCGCACATTGTGAGATGGGTACGGGAACATTGGCATGAGTACGTTCAACGAGGTAAGGTTATCCCAATCCAGTCCCGACGCGGAACAGCGACTTGGGTTGCAAGTGGAATTGTGGTAAACAGAGACCGACTGACTCGGGACATTCGAAAAGCTGGAGGAACCGTGGTGCGGATTCAGTGGAAAGAAACGGAAGAAGTGTTGTCTAACTTAGATTGGGGGAAAGGAGAATAGAATGAGTACGAACGCGGTGTGCATGCGGGAATACGTAGACTGGACAGCGGTGGATATCAACTTTCAGCTGGCAATGGCAGAAAAAACAGACAGAGAGAACGTTCTTTTAGATTCTGTGAAAACAGACGTTGCGGACTTTCATACCCCAACGCGACTGCGCAGGCCGCAATGCTGCGTCTGTGTCTCACAACTAGAGTGTTGCCATGACTAGCAAACACCAGTTGCAAACCGCGGTGCTGGAAGACATGTATGCGAAGATGGGAGAGATTCTCGCTAAGAAGGGCAACGACTACTCTACACGGGATGACCGCTTCTCTAACTTTGTTTTTTCATCGATGATACTGGATGCTGCAGTAAAAAACGAGGTTAGTGGCCCTCCGCTTGCATTCTTGTCTCTCATCTCAACAAAGATGGCCCGACTTATAGAGTTGTATGGGTCGGGTAAAAAACCGCAGAACGAGGCAATTGAAGACTCGTTGCTTGACTTGGCAAACTACGCGCTTTTATGGGGGGCATGGCACGTGTCCCAGAGGTTAAATGAGTAATGCGAAAGTCGCCTACACGCCAACCCCAAAAGAAAACGACTGCACGGGAACGGTACTTACGCAGTCGGTACGGCATTGAAGCGGCCGAGTATGACCGGCGATTGGCAGAACAGGGGGGCGCATGCGCAGGGTGTGGGTACGTGCCCCCGTCAGGGGGCCGGAGGTTGGCGGTAGACCACGACCATGTCACGGGCGTCGTACGCGGGTTGCTGTGTTGGAAGTGCAACACCGTGTTGGGCTGGGCACGGGACAACCCGCGTACCCTCCGCCGGCTTGCGGATTATCTAGAAAGGAAGTAAAAGCATGAGTCTTGTCTTAAGTTTGGCAGACGTGCAACAGATTGTTGACCATGCAAAGAACGAGTCGTTGCTTGCGATTGATGTGGAAACAACCGGACTGGATGCCCTGTCTGACAGTCTGATTGGCGTGTCTATCGCTACGAAAGAGAACGCCTGGTACGTTGATTTCTTACTGTTAGAGGCGGCAGACATCTCTCCGCAAGCGGCCATGCAAATTCTCGAACCTTTGTTTGACACTCAGAACCGGATTCTGGTTGCGCACAACGCGCTGTTTGAATACGTCTGGTTGTCTACGTATTACGGGCATGCCCCCATGCGTGTAGATACAAACCTGTGGGACACCATGGCAATGGCTGCGTTGAACGATGAAAATCTTATCGGAGTGTCTGTTGACTTTGAAAATCCAGACGGGGGTGGAAAGTCAAAGGTAGGGTGTCTCGGACTAAAGGCGCTGTCTCGGATTTATTTGGGCAGAGAACAACGGCTGTACGAGACAGATTTTCTAGAGTGGCCCGCGGAAGAGCGGGCAGAGTACGGCATTGCAGATGCTAGGAACTGTTACGACTTGGCGTTGCGACTTCGACGCGCGTTAATCAGTAAAGGATTGTGGGAGTATTACCTACAATGTGTTGTGCCGCTTACTGTGATTACTGCGGAGATGGAACAACACGGAGTGTATGTAGACACAGAGAAACTACAACAAGTTAAACGAGAGATTGAGTGTGCACAAGAACAAATTGTTGCACAACTCACAAAAATTGTGCCGCCCAGTCAGATTATCAAGTTTGTTGCCCCAACGGGAAAAGACAAACTTCGTCTTGCAGAACAGTTGGTTGCGCTTGGGCATGAGTTGCCCATGACTGCTGCAGGAAAACCGAGTGTGACTGCAGAGGTGCTAAAGTCCGTATACGACCGTGACCCCAGTTGTGTGTTGCTGCACCCGTATATGAGTACTGTCAGTGTGCCTTTCAATCCCAACTCAACACAGCAACTTGGCGCGTATCTTCTCGCTAAGCGGTATCACGTTCTACTTACTGAGACCGGAAAGCCGCGAACAGATGAAGAGGCGCTAACCGCGTTGTCTCAGCGGTATCCCTCCGACCCAGTATGGACACCGTTGGCAAAACTGCGTGTACTGACAAAGTTGTTGGGGACGTACGTGAACGGGCTGCTTGATGTAATTTGGGAGGACGGCCGGTGCCACCCCCAATGGAACTATGTGGGCACCGTAACAGGACGATTCAGTAGCAGGGTTAGTAATCGGAAACAAACACACCCGCGCGGGCCCGCGTTTCAAACAATCCCGCGGGCGGACACAGTTGTAGAAGAAGGTTGGGAGTGGAACCCACGAGAGTGGTTCATTGCGGGCCCAGGAAACGTACTGGTTGTAGCCGACCTAAGTCAAGCGGAAGTGCGCATGTTAGCAGTCATGTCGGGGGACAACGACCTGTTGTCTGCACTAGAAGAGGGAAGTGATATTCACTCTGCAATTGCTGGAAGGATTTACAAAGACCGCTGGACAGCAGCATCGAAAGAAGAACGTGTAGTACTGCGTCGGAACGCAAAGACTGCAACGTTTGGTACCATCTACGGGATTGGGCCAACTAGTCTTAGTTCTCAATTGCGCATCTCCGAGTACGAGGCACAACAACTGTTGGATGATTTCTATGAGACGTTTGCAGGAGTACAGGCGTGGAAACAAAGAATCCGCCAAGACCTGTTACGGTTTGGATACACAAAAACATACCTTGGTCGGCGCAGAACGCCTGTTTTGTTGAAGCCCGCACCGCGCATTACCGCGCCGGAAAACACTGCAGAGTACGACCGACAGCGACTTGCGTTTCTGTGGTGGAAACACGCCTGGTTGGCTGCGTGTTACAAGTCCCATTTTGACCCCGAGGACGTGGATGCACGACAACTGGAGGGACGCGCTGTTCGACAGGGGGTCAATTTTACAATTCAAGGTAGTGTGGCTGAGATGACAAACTACGGAATGCAACTGCTGCACCAAAAGGGTTGGAAAATTGTGGCCCAGGTGCATGATGAGATTTTGATTGAAGTGGAAGATAACCCCACCAAGATTCAACAAGTAGTCAGTGACATCTACAAGACGTTTGAAAAGCGCATCCCCGTTTATTTAGACGCCACTAGAAGTGTGCCATTCAAAGTTGATGTCGGAGTTGGGCACTCCTGGGCAGTCAAACACTAGGACAGAACAGATAAAGGGCACGTGGTTGGGGGAACCACGTGCCCTTTATTTTGGGGGGATACTGCGGGCGGTTCAGCCCGCATTTACCCCACGCGCCGCCAAATCCCAAACCCCATGTTGTCTACGCCACTGTTGTGCAACCAGTCAAACACAATCTGTTCTGCGATATAGACTACGAATGGCCATATAGCGACAACGTCTTCTGGCAAACTCTGGATGTAGGGCAACAAGTACTTGGCGCCGATACTGATTGCCACTGCAGCTAGAATGCTGATGTACTTTGCCGTTTTGTCTGTCACACTCGGCTGAAACTTTTTGATGACCTGTACCAAGAAACTGGCGACAATTCCCAACACGGCCCCGCCGCCAGCCAGCCAACCAAAGAACTCTACTGGGTTTCCATACATGCGTATCCCTCCTAGTATAAAATGTGTTAAGTGGTTTGAAACAAGCTTAAAGCTGCTTTCCAACAAGTTGACAACCGTGGCCCCCAGTACCGCCCACATAAATTTGTTTAGGTACTCCACGGAAACACGCAATTCGGCCAAGCCCACGCGCAGCGTTTGAATGTCTGTAATGAGGCTATCTAGTTTTTCTGTCTGCGTTGGCTTCGTCATTCTTTGTGCCCTCTCGCTTTGCTACGTCCAAGGCGCGTTGCTGAAAGTACTGTGCAAGTTGCGTTGCTGCCTGGGCTAATTGAAACAGTTCTGTTGCTGTGCCCCCCTCTGGCAGTTGGGACGAGATTAGATTACGAATTTGTGCAGTCGCAACATCAATCTCCAGTGTCAGCAGAAAACGGGGTTGAATTGCCATGTCTACCAACTGTTGAACAGCATTGGGTAGCTGTTCCCACTGTTCGCGCGGTACGCGCAGCTGTTCTGCGATTTTTGTAACAATCTGTTTTGTAGTCGACTGTCCGGCCTGTTGTGCGTCCTGTTTTGTATTCATCATTTATTCTCCCCCCTTAGATAAAGTATCCCATTGCCCTAGCATAAATGGTCATTGTGTTTCCCCCACTTGCAACACATGACCACCATACCGTATTGTTTGAAACGGGAATAATTCCCGCGGTGTCATTGTAGAAGTTACTGACCTGAGGCCGGACAGTGATAACAGACAAGACTCCGCTGCTGTTTCCAGACATTCGAAAATACAAAGACGCAGACGCGGAAGAGTCTTTGCAGGTCAGTTGTAGAACAATCCCCTTTGCGTACGCAGGCACCCCACTCCATACACTACTTACGGTAAGCGCAGTAATACTCGTTGTAGACACGGTTGCGCCATTAAACCCCGACCCATCAATCCCTGTGATACAGGGGACGTACAACCAACCTTGATACGTGTCTCCACCACGGACAGTGGAGAGAAGACCGGAAAATTCTAGACTGCCCCCCTCAAAGACTAGGTCAAACGTGTAGTCTTGCGTAGCATACGCTGTCCAAGATGACCCGCTGTTTGTGGAGTAACACCGAGAACCCCCACTGTAAATAGAGGTGCTAGAGAATCTCCAGTTGGCGTAGTTGGATGGCGTACTGCCACTCGGGGCACGAACTACTATCGCGTACGTCGCGCCCTCTATAACAAGAACAGGACTGGTTAAAGTGAAGGTTATCCACTCTCCCGTTGTACTAGTGGTAATGCTTGTACAGTCTACTGTGGCGCTACTTAGGTCTGACCCAGTAGGCAGGCCGGCAGCGGTTTCCCGAATGCTTACCGTCACATCTTGTGGGTCACCCACGCGGTACAGTTTAATCTTCACAGCGGTGATGTACCCTGTGTGTTGTACAGCAACTGTCTGGGATTCCCAGTTAGTTGCTTGGAAGTTGTTTGCAGAGTTGTCCCCTGAGGTTACTGTGTCTATACATCCTGGGGACAACCACAATGGAATCTGGTAATCCCCGCCGTGCTGAAAACTGAAGAAAGTCTCTTCTGCTGCCGCGTCAAAGCTAAGCGCCAGCTGGGTGTTTGCGTCTCGTCGAACCCCCAGATTTAAAACAAGGTCAGTTGATGCACCAGACGCAGCGTTCAAAAAACCGAAGTGGTCGGGAAACGTTGTTGCGGTCGAGTTTATGACTTTGAAGTACACGTTTGCTGCGCCAGACGTCCGGATTAAACACACGCCCGACTTGCTGATAGTAAACGGCGCACTCGAGTACGTCGTGTTTCCAATCGCCAGGCGGTACGTTGCGTCTGCAGCATCCAACGTAACTACGTCGTTTCCAGTCCCTAATGAAAGAATGCCCGAACTATTCAACGTTGCATTCCCACCAGTTAATGTAGATGCCCCGACTGCCCAACCGCCGATGGTACCAGACGTAGCAGTAACACTTCCTGTGATGGTAGCCGAGGTGGCGGTAAGCGCGCCGGACTCCGTCACTCGGAACGGTGCGGAACTGGGCGTGGCGTTGCCCGCCCAGAATCGGATGTCATCCCCGCCAGTTACTGCGGAGGACATCCCCACTGCGCCCGCCGCGTCGGTTAACGCGGTGGCCGCAATCGTCCAACCACCAATCGCACCGGTCGTTGCAGTGATTGTGCCAGTGATAGTAGCGCCAGTTGCGGTAAGAACCCCAGTTTTTGTTACTGTGAATGGCGCACTCCCAGGGTCAGCCGCACCTACCCACATGCGATAGGTAGCGTTTACCGCAGACAAAAAGATGGTATCATTCCCAGTGCCTAAGCTGATTACCCCCGTAGAGTACAAGTACGTGTTGTTTTTATACAACGCGGTATCAGTGATGTCCCAACCCGCGATACTAGCAGTCCCGTCTTCATTTAAAATAATGAGAGGCGCCGCCTCTGTACCGCCAAACCCACCACGTTTTGCCCATAAATTGCCAGTTGTCCAGTCTAAGTGCATGGTTTCAACACCGGCTGCGTTGTATCCAAGCATCCCTGCGCCGGTCATCTCCATACGCGCACCGGCTTCTCCGGTATGGATGTTAAAATTTCCTCCCCGAATTTCTAGACTGCCATTAACAAACCGTGCGTAGTGACTCGCTGCAGTCAATGGTTGACTTTCGCCCGTTGCCCAGACTGCGATATGGTCTTCTGACACTTCCCAGTTTGTACCGCACAGCCTTGCGTTTTTATCCGTAGTGCGCAAGTTGATACTGTCTAACAATAACTCAATCCGCTGGGTGCGGTCACCCAAGTTATTCAGTAATTGACACACCCATTCTTTATCGACCATACCAACTCCCCGCGGAACACTGGAAACACTCCGCCCGTCCGCAACGTGGGCACACCTTCGAGGGCCAACTGCCAACAAGACCCCCCGAGGGCTTTGGCATTCCATACAGTATTCGCATCATCGTACTGTTCGTCTCGTCTGGGGTCTCTAGTTCGTACTCCCAGACGTCCTCTGTTTGATACCCCAACTCTTCTATCTCTTGTGCTTGAACGTCATCAAACGCCTTAGACGCAGGACTGGTGTGCCAGTAACTCATAATCCGCAACACCAGCGGTGGCTGTCGGAGTGCAACGATAAAATCTACAACTGCCCCTCCAGGGCGCCGCCCTCCTAACAATTCGGCCTGGTACTCAAAGTCAATCTTATGACGGACTAACCAGCCGTACACCCGACGTTCAGGAAGAGACGCTTGCAGAATGCCCATAGATGCAGACATCAACGTCTCGTCTGCAGACATCCCGTACTTCTCCAGATTAACCCCGCGGGACTCAGATTGTTTTGGTAGTTTGCGGGGACTTCGCCGAACCCGAACGGCGCCTAGCGCATTCAGTGCTTGATTGAATGTTTTTGCAAGAACGGGGTAATTACGTCGCTTCAATGACCGTTACCGCCGCCACGCGTTCCCACTCGGTTTGACTTCCCTCGTCCGCTTTGTAAGAATACGTGGCCAAACTCAGGTTTGAGATAAACCCTCGTACAGTTGCCCACGGAAAAGAGACAAGAATCGGGGCATCTGTACGGGCAACCCGCTGTAACTCTTCCCACATGTCAATCCCCGTACGAGTAGTCTCTACAGAACCGTCCATCTTGATAACGTTGTCCGACAACTTTAAACGGAACGAGTGGGTATACGCGGGCTGCTGTCGTACCACCGCTTCAACGTTGTACGCTTTGATTCTGGGAGTCAAACTACAGTCATCTGTAGAAAACATAAAAATCAGTTGGATGCTTTTAGCAGTCATCCCGTCTGGAAAGTACAACACGTACTCCCCGTTTGCAGTTTTAGACGCGCTGGTCAGCTTGCCCAAATAGATAAAGTCCGACGTTGTACGCCAGTCTTCTCCGTCTTTGGCGAAAAAGACTTCTATGTCCGTGCCCGCCGGAACGTCTGCAATGACCGCTACCCTATTCCAAAACTTCAGGGCGTCTTTTAAGCCGCCGTCGTACCAGCTAGTCATCAGATACCCGTAGTTCATGTGATACGTGGCCGCTCCCCAATCATACCGATTGTTTGTATGTAGCGGCCACTTGCTAAAAAACACGCGTTGCCCTTCACTATACCACACCCGAATTTCTGGGGCAGCTGTGGGCAACTCTGAGGTAACATACGCGGCTACCGCGGTACGGTTAGAAAGGGTGTGTACCATTAGATAATGCCAACCCAGCCCGTTGTACGCCATGATTCCGCCGTACCCCGTTGCCACCTCTGGCGAAGACATGGCATACAAGAGGTTAGAAGTTGCACACAAGTCTTTAATCCGGTTAGGCCATTCTTCGGTTGGCCCTGCGAGGTGATCACTGGGGCCAACCTCACGATAACTTGACCCCGTCCAACGCCAAATACTCGTCATCACTGGTATAAAAAGCATCCCAGACCACTGTACCATTCCTTTGCAATTCAGGGGGCTGGCCTGGTTCCGAAAGACAGTGTATTCTTTCGCCAAGTCCTTCTCGTCAATCTCCCAGATTCCATCTTCTTTACCAACCAACAACCTGCCCGCGTACGTTTGAATCGCAGTAACTTCATAAATGCTTTCTCCAACAGTAATGTCAGATGACCAAGAGGCGCCGTTATACTTTTGTATGGTGTTTGCGCCCGTAGACGCCCAGAGATACCCCTTTCCAATACAAAAGTACTTGTAACTGTCTGCCTCATCTGTCCAGGCTGTCCCGTCCCAAGAACACGCGTGATGCGCGTACCCCTGCGCTACAAACAGTTTGTTTGCAAAACAGACGATGTCTGTAATGTCGTTTGTTGTTACGTCTGCTGCGCCATCAATGCTTGTAGAGATGTCGTCCCAGTGGGTGTCCGTTGCGTTCCACTGATACACTTTTTTACCTGCTGCAACGTATAACGCAGAGATGTTATTCACCTCGCCGTACGTAAAACGAGAAACATTCCCGTTTAACAGCTGATACGCACCATCGTTTAACTGAAAACACATTGAGACATTTGGGCCCGTTGCCCACGTAAGTCCGTCTGCGCTTATCTTTACCCGCCCCCCAGGCGCCGACGCAGTCTGGTCAAACAACAGGTAGTGTTCAGGATACAGGTTGTCTACCTGACTTGTTTTAACAACAATCCAGTATGTGCCTGCAGAGACAACACCGGCGGCATACGGCACGACTCGCCAGTTCAAGTCGTGAGTAGACGCAGTAACATCGGTTAGTCCAACGATTGCAGTACCTGGAGACCCCGCCACGTCTGTATAAATCGCCGCTTGTAAAGAGTGCAGCAGCGGGTGGGGACTTCGACGCGTAGCAACTGTGAATTTTGTGATAGTCAAGTCCGTAGCCAAAGTGAATTTTTGGGCTACCCAGGACTGAATAGATGTGGGCGTGCTGTACGCCACAAGTGGAAGGGGGAACACCCAGCGCTTATCCGACGGCGCGTACTCAACCTCCGCCGCACGCGAGTACTCGATACTAGACGGGAACACTTGCGGGCCAAGAATCAGTTGATGGGCAACCGTGGTATCTATGTTTTTAGCTACCAAAAACGCGTTTGGGTCTTCCATTACTAACTGCCCTCCGCCCGACGTCCAGTCACCCTGGGATAGCGCCGTGTACGGATATCGCAACTGTGAGTACTCGGACTGCCCACCACGTGTGGCCGCCAGTCCGCCTTGTGCCTGGTCACAACGGTACGATGCCAGGTTGTCGGGCGTCATGTAGCCCAAGCCGTCAACAACCACTTGCCACTTCTTCCCCGCTTGGGCGTCTAGAATAGACAGCGTTAGGTCGTACGCACCTGCGTCATCATTCGTCCATACCCCACTAGCGTAGTACGCAACGTGCGTCGTCGCGCTGTCTGCAGTGGGCCACGTGTCCAACCAAGCTAGCGGATGAATCAAGTTGTCTGTATCGCTGGGACTTTTCAAGATGAACCAGTACTGCGTACCCGCAGACAACTCAAGCGGAGTAGACAGATGTACAGTGTGTTGTATTAACCTGTCCATTGCCCAGACTGAAGTGTATCTGTAATCAAACGTGCCCGAGGCCAGCGCCGCAGTTGTGGCAGGTTTGTTAGTGCCCCCTCCAGCGTCTGCCCGAATTTCCCATTCAATCGTATTTGTTTCTCCAGATGCCCCCAAGTGGTACGGAGACAAGATGCGTTTACCCCAGAATGACCACTGGTGCAACGTCGCAGCAACAGCGGGGGTGTATGACACCGCCCTTCGTGTAATCCCCATACCCGCTGCAATAACACGATGTGAAACGTTCTGAAGTGTCATCCCCTAATACCTCCGCATTGACCGTGCCATTCTCGACTTTTGTTCCAAGTCACGCGCTGCTAACGCGCGATAGTACGACGCCAGTTTTAATAATTCGTCAATGTCCCTGCCTGGTTTGTTTCTAGCGCTTACCTCGTACAACCAGGCCATAGCAAAGTACATGATGTAGTTGTACGGCACGTCCGTGTACTGCGCCACTGTAAAATCTAAGTTTGTGCCCACAGTACCTGGGGCACGGTCAAGCGTAAGTTGTGTCTCACTGTCTACTGTATCAACATAGTACGTCCCATTCCCCGCGTACCCTGTCTCATTAACAAGCACGGCGTCTCCGACGCGCACACCTTTAGTAATAAACGTTTCCCCCGCCGAGGTAAGCGCCCGAGTCGTTACACTCGCAACCCCTCCGTTTGTCACACTCAAGGTTAACAGCGTGGTAGGAAACGCGAGGTAGTGAATGTACATCTCTTGTCCGTCATACTGTGAAAACGACTTAACAAAGACCAACTCACTTCCCTCTTGAAGCCACCAGTCAGACGGAACTTGAACCCGCGGGTCACTATCGCTGGTTGGCTCAAACCACACTGCGACTACCTTTTCACAAGCCGCGGGCAGGTCATACCGGAAGGTGTCTTCTGAGTACGCATGCCGCGTAGACACCCGCTCATCCCACCAGTACCCGCGTGCTTCTCGAATTGCCTCCCTAATCGCCGACGCTTTTAACGCAGCCGCCCATCGGGCGTGTCCTGCGTCATCTAAATTCGCCGCTAACGCGGCTGTTAAATCCGCCAGTGTCCACCGGTCACCATGCATACCTCACCACCTTATCGGTACGTTACCGAGTATTCAAAGTCCCCTGGGGCAGATACCTCTACGTAAATGCCCTGTTGTGCGTACACCCCGACAGTTGGGAATGTTGCAGTAAACACTTGCCCAAGAAATGTGCCAGACGGAAAAGGAAAATACGCTAACACCATGTCCCCTGTAGTGTCTGCATCCGGACTGTCCCAAACAATCAACCACCACGGCGGGGGCCACCAATTCGGGTCTGGGGGATTCCCAGGCCACTCGGGGGCAACCGCCACAGTAATCGGCGCGTCTTCAGACACAGACAACTCTTCTACCCCCCAAGTAAAATTAATAACAATCCCGCCCAACACCCCTGGTGCGTCCTTTATAACAGCACTGTCTGTGAAAACTCCGGAGGACTCCCACGGAACTACTCGACGTTCTTCTCCGGAACTGTTGGATTGAAGGGTATTCACGTTTGAACGCGTACTCACGTTGCCCTACCTGTAATAAAGTTCGTACTCTAACACAGCACCGGAACTCATCTCTACATAAATGCCGAGTTGTGCGTACACGCCAGGAGACGGAAACATCACAATCGCCTGTTGCCCCAGGTTAGTTCCTGCAGCCAGCGTAACTCTAGTTAACTCTACATCTCCTGTAGTGTCTGCATCAGGACTGTCCCACACCTTGATGCTGTCTGCTGTTCCCTCACCTACGACGGTCACAATCACCCCGCCCAATAGGCCTGGTTTATCCTTTATTACCGCACTGGCTGTGAATATTCCGGACGCCTCCCACGGAACAACAAGACGTTCTTCGCCCGACGACTTCGGCCGGATACTGTTTACGTTAGTCCTTGTTGCCATTTTCTACTTCCTCCACCTCTAATTCAAACTGTTCTAGAATCCAATTCCCCTTGTTAGCCACATGCGCCTGGTATTCATCCCAGTTTTTTGTTGTAAACAAACAGATAGGACAACCAAAATAGACGTCCTCTGTGTTAGACACCATCCACTTTGCTGCGGCCTCCGCCGTTTTCATGTTCGGCAGCAGCGTTTGCCCGTCAAACCACGTGTTAAACTTCTCCTCATCCAAGACAAGTGTTCCCATTGGATTCCCGTGTAAATCTGGCCGTCTCCCAGAAAACCGGACAACTCCTGGCTTACGCGTACCATTCCGTTCCGTCACTCTAAACTCTGCACCGGAACTACTCCCCAACGCCACCAAGTATATATGAGGATACCGCACTGTGATTCTACAGTTGTGTAGTTTTTTTGGCCTGCCCATCCTCGTCTCCTAACTTTGCATGTAAATACTGAATCAACTGTTTACAGTCTGCGATTGCACCCCGCAACATGTCCGTTTCCGCAGCCGCTTGTTGTAGCTGTTTCTCCATTCCACTAATCCGGTCTAACAAAAATTGTTCTGTAATCTCCATGCCCAGTTCCCCCCTTTCGTATCCTGGAGGGAGGGCGGCCGCCCTCCCTCCTACTACCACCTACTGCTGTTTACTAGCTGTGACTCGCGTAAATAGGAATGTACCCTACACTTCCGTCTGGACAAATCACCCGTCCGTACCCATACACGGTTCCTACTGCACCAGAGTCCGCTTGAATCGCCGCACCCGAGTCCGCTGCGGCAATCCCGTCAAAGTTGAATAGGTACGGAAGAACAGACGCGCCTACGTTTGCAAACCGCACGAATGCGGCGCGCCCTGTAAACGTGGCGTTTGCCCCCACGTAACTATCAACTTGTAGTGCTGCCCACCCATTACCGGTAATGTTGGTTGCAGCTGCAGGGTTCTCCACCTCTAGCGTGGTGCGTGCCCCGCAGAACAGACCAGACGTGGTTGCCCCACCCGCACTCAAAGCGGCGGTAAAGTGCCCGCCGTACCCCTGGGCGTTTCCGGTAGCTGCGTCACACACCAGTCGTCCTCGAATTGCAGTCCCGTCTAGCCCTGCCGTAGGCAGCGCCAACACCAAATACAGCCCACGATAGTCCCCACTTCCTTCCCCTGTAAACCAAAATTCCAAAAACTTCTTGTCCGGCTCGTAACACTCTACCGTAGTGCCGGACACCCCGCCTTGTATGAACCCAATCTTTTCAAGACAGTAGAAGTTTCCCCGCTTAACTGCTTTTACATTCGCTTGACCATCAAACCTTGGGTCAGCCATTCTACCCCCTCCTGTTATGGGGCAGCCCCAGGGCTGCCCCTCTAACCAATTATGCGGGCTTACAAATCACCCACACTTCTGTATTTTCATGAATCGCCGCACCCGAAGAAGTCCCTGCAATTTTAAACGTCACCGTCTCATGCGCGGTAAGCGTCCGGTTTGCCTCCGTGTTAGCAAGAGAGACTTCCTTGGGCAGGTACGCAACAACTCCACGCGCAGACGTGGCAGAACACACCGTAGTCGCGCTTTGAATCAGCGTGTAAGTGTTGTAGTTTGTTGCGTCCACAGAGACCCCAACGGGGTCTACCAGCCAGCACCCCATAACAATCATTGCCCGCGGTGCCACAAACGCAGTGTACGTGTAATCGTCTGTACCAATTGCAGTTTTTGTTTCTGCAATTTTAAACTTGAACACTAAAGGTTCCCAGTACACCGACGGACTCGCACTGTTTGTCACAGGATTCAACTGCAGGAGTGCTGCTACCCCCATCTCGGGCCCACGAACCGCCGCCTGCACTCCGGTGTAAGAAGTCATACCTCACCTCCTACAGCGAGGTGCTGATGCCGTACAGCTTAACATTCAACCCATCGTTGCTGCGGTCTTCACCCTTAATAACAAAAACGTACTCTCCAAGGAGTCTGCGCGCCTTGTTGTCATCGCCTGCTACAGAAGCGTCCCACTCCTGCAAACCGCGGCCCGCCAGCGGCGCGCACATAATCTCGTCTAGATTCAACAACCAAAGTTCAGAAGACAAGATTAGGTGGTCAAGATTCAAAGTCACTACCCCGAAGTTAGTTTGAAGGGTGGTTACAACGTTTCCAACAACTGTTTCTGCACGGTCTGTACGGATACTTCCGGCCCCCCACTGAGATATCTTACGCATTTGATACGAATTCATCCATGCAGAGTTCGGGACGTTTGGTAGTCCCGCACGTCCGAACACATCCTCCAGGGCGTCTTCTACATCACTGAACTGCAGCGCTGCTGAAGAGATGTTGTTCTTGTCCGATACAAAGTCATTCAACCCGCCCGTAGTTCGACCCGTGTTCGTGGCGGGTTCATACCGTTTTCCGTACAGCAACGCGCGTTCCATCAGCATAAACAACTCAGACTGTCGTTTCTGAACACGATACGCCAACAGGTCATCGGGGGCGTAGTTCTTAGTTGCCTCCTCCGTTCCAGTAATGTCCGCGTATGCATCAAAAATCTGAGTGACGTTGTACGGCTGTACTGTCAAGACTTGCTGCGCCCAACCTGGGGATGACCCCTCAGGCCTGGCGGGGCCCAGACGATACACATCAACATCAATCAGATGTGTAGCTGCAGTAGACCCTGCAAATCCCCGTTCTACTGTCAAGTAGTTGTTTGTAGCATCAATCGCCGTCACTCGGCACAACTCAGAATCAATCATGATGACGTCGTGCAAATTGAAGTACTCTGCGTAGTGTACCGTAAACTGCGTTCCCGTTGTATCCGTGACAGCGACATGCAACGTGTCCTTAAGAGGACAAAGAAAATCCATCTGCCATTCCACTTTAGAAGAAGTCACTGCAGTGCTGTAACTATTCAGACCCACCGCTTTCAACAGCGGGTAGTCCTGCGGGTCAGTCATGTCTAACGCAGCTTCCAAGTTTCTAACAGAAACAACACTGGGACTGTACGTATCTTCCGTCCCCACATACACAGTAGGATTAGCCATTTTTATTTACCTCCAAAACTAGAGAGGCTACACCACCGGTTTCTTCGGCGACGGCGGGCCCTTCACATTCCCCTTGTACCACTCACTGTACAGGGCCTTAGCCGCGCGCTTATCCCCCCGTTTGTACGCCTCTTCAATTTTCTTTTTAAACTCTAACGTACGTGTTTCTAACGCATCCGAGTTTACAACAGGGGTAGAAAGTGGAACTACACCTTGAACAACAGTCAAGGCGCCCTCTTTTTCTTTTGCAAGAATCGCCTCTTGTCTCTGCTGTTCCGTTACAGCCGCCTTTGCCTGCTTTGTCTCATTCTTCAGCCAGTCCAACGCGGCCTTAACGGCGGAACTCTCATCAACCGCAGTTTCTAACACGTTTACAGGGACATCGTAATCTGCAGCAATTCGATAAAACAGTTTACGCAGAGACGCTTCTTTACGAAGGGCGTCTAACTCCGCCTGTACCCGCTGGTCTGCCAACTTTCGGCGCGCTTCTGGGTCTGCAATAGTAGCCTCTAGCGCCTCTAACTGTTTTTGCATCGCTGCGTGAGACTCTTGCAACGCGCGGGCTTCTGCTACTGCAGCTGCTACCTCGCGGTCTTTAGCCGCCTGTAGTTTACGAAATTCGGCCACCGAGACAGTCTCTTCTTTGGGGTCAAGTTTGGCTTGAATCCCTTTTGTATCCCCGCCATTCTCAACCGCCACACCTGCTTTTTCTACCATTTTCTCCCCCCTATTTTGTATTACCGGATTCTCCGATAACCGGTTGCGCCGCCGTAGTAAGTCACCTTTGGTGGCGCCTCGGGCTGCGATACAGACGCGGACTTTTGAGATGATGTCCCGTACAAGACCGCCGCCTGTCGCAGCTTGTCTGTCCATTCCTCAAACGATATCCCACCGCCTAGCTGATTATGGAGTTGGTGAAGGTACGCCAATTCTTCCGCACTTGCCGTTCCCGTCCACAGTCGATACAAAAACAAATACGCGGATGAAAAACTGGCCCCTGCCCGACCTTTAAAGGACGCCCAAACCGCGCGTAATTCCGCGCTTCCGGAACTCCTTCCTTGGCCGCCTCCCCCTCCTCCACCGCCACTACTCTTTTTGCTTGTACCAGCACCCGCGGAGGTCTCTGTGTCACTACTCTTTGGAGAAGTTAAGTACTTCACAAGCAGTGCGTGGTTCTTTCGGTACTCCTTTTGCGCTGCTTTGTCTTCTGTTGGGATGCTGAAGTACTCAGACATCTCTTGCCGCACTTGTTCCCACTCCTCTACAGGGTAATCATACAACATCTCAGAATTCAGTTCTGACCAAGACTCCATCAGAGTCAACGCGCGTTCGTAATCACGTGACGTCGCCGTGGCCACGCGGATTGGTTCATCCAGAATCAAAGCAACTAACGGGTTTTCCCGCAACTGTTTAGACACCGCACCTGGAGGGACATGGTTGTAATAAAAATCCCAAAACAAAGACTGCGGCACAGACGCAAACCACTTTGTGCGCAGCGGGTCGTCTTCAAGTTCTTTATACGCCTCATCCCCCGCCGCCCGCAATTCCCAGTACTTAGAGTTTATTTCCTTTGCTTGCGCAAACTCCTCCATGTCCGGCGGGCCAACGTAAGGAAGTCCGTAGTCTGCCATCTTTTTTAGCCCGCCCTCTTTCAAAGACTCTGCATCAACTCCTGGGATGTCGTGCCAGTCCACTGCCTCTCCAACCATGCCCGCCAATGCGGTTACCCAACTTCCTAACAACTCTACAGACAGCGCCTTTGAATTCCCTTCCAAAAACGTCTCACTAAACACTGTACCAAACGCTTGCTGTGCATCCCGTTTTGCGTTTGCATCCAACATGTCGTAGTAATGGTAGATATACGACTGTAGCGCTGACCGCCCAGTAGACCGCAGACGCCATCGGTCTTGTATGCCAGGCAACTCGATGCCTTGAAACGCGTCTTCCAACATTTTTTGATTCCATTCCCCGCTAGCAAATCGTTCAGAATACATACTCATGATGTAAGGAATCATGTCTGTTGCTGGAATCGCCCCGAACTTATCAAAAAACATTGACTTCAACGCGTTGTACTCCACGTAATCCGTGTCCTGGGCGGGACTTACTTCAGACCGGTATATCTCATCAGCAGGCGCAACATAACTAGTTTGATACGCTTCTTCCAAAGCCTCCCAAATAGAGTCATTCTTACGCCAATACCGCTGTAACTCCTCTTGTTTGTACCACCCACGAACAACCTCCGTCGCTTCTTCTTTCGTAACGTGTTGTTGGGTTTGAAACACGCGTATCTGTTCTTGCACTTCTGGTAACTCTAACGCGTGGTTTTCCAGAGTTGAGAGATAGTCCTGGTATGCCGTCCACCACTCCTTACTTGTTTCAAACTCCTCATACGCGGGGGCCCCGTCTGCCAACTTTCGAAGAACACCCCCTACCCGCAATTCCCATATCTCGTCTTGCGTTCGACTGTTCTCACTAGAAGATAAGTCAATCGTGATGCCGCCTTCGGACTCAAGTCCTGGTACGCGCCGCATCTCATTCATACTCTTCTCAGCCCGCACTGCGTCATACGCGGCGCGCATTCTAGCTTGCGCCTCCGGAGTCGACGCCCGACCCTCTCGTAAATCCGCCATTTCTTCAACCGGAACTTTTTCTAATCCAACCTTGGCCCGTTCCTCTTCTGTTAAATGTAATGTCCGGTACACGGGAATCTCCCACCCGTTCCGCAACAACTCAATCCCCTTTTTATCAGTTGGGTTTGCAGCGATGTACTGCCGCATTCGTCCCTCTAATTCAGTTTTTAACTCAGCATTCAACTGTTTCAACTTTGTGTCCCGCTGGCTGTACAACTCTGATTTAAGCAGCTTCAATCGCTGCTTGTCCCCAGGGTACTCCCGAACAGTCTCTTCAATCCGTGTCTCAAACGTGGTATTCCATTGGTCGTTGTAGTCCCACCATTGTGAAGTATAATCGTCTACAAGAGTGTCCCACCGTTCCGCTTCTTTTTCAGACTGTGTTGTAGCCCAGGGGTATTCCCCAAATCGCCAACGCTGAATCAGTCCATAACTCGGGTGTTCTTCCCGCCATACTCGCTCAAACTCCCGATAATCTGGCCCAGGGCCAATCGCCTCTTGTCGCATGCGCTTTTGTTCTCGTTCTAACCGAGCGACTACCTCTGTTTCATCTACCGCCTGTAAATACAACCCACTCACAGTACCAGACAAAGTAGTCACCATCTTTTTGCGCAAAGCCTGGCGAAGGGCGATTTTTTCCTTTTCCTTAAACCACGCCTGTTGTTCTTCGGCGGACATAGCCGCCACCTGCTGTTGTTCATTCTCAGGCAGTTTCATCACAAGACCTTCAATCTCTCGCCCCCTCAACCAATCTATCATCAAATCTGGGTTTAACTCCGCCCACGCTAGCGGGGTGTTCCCGAATGCAACATTCCAGTACTCCGGAAGTTTAGACCGCACAAACCGGTCAACATCGAACAGGTTAGGATTTCCAAACACCTCGTTAGACGCCCAATTCACAAGGGGAGACCATGACCCCATTACATCCCGCGGGTACCAGTCTTTCCCCAAAAAACCAAACATCCCTAACGGGTATTCCCAATACGGCCACATGCCGAACCCCACCTGTTGTGCCATCGTATAAAGCATATTCGTGGCGGACTTCAATTCGGGGTCTCCCCCGTATTCCGCCTCATCAAACATGTCTGCGATTTGTTCCGCTTTGAAAGGCGTCCCACCAGGCATCTGCTGAAAAATAGAAACAAACGACCACGGGTTAACCCGCAACTGCGTATTCCCTAATCCCAATGCCTGCCAAAACGCGGTGTCTGGCAACTTAGGAGAGATGGGCACAGTCAGTTGCAACCGCGTAGGCAAATCCCGATTTATCATCGCTTGTGCTTGACGCAGACGGGTTGCACCGGTATACAACCACGGCTTCTCTGTAAACACGTCTAACCATAACGGGATGTTTTTTGCAGGCCACCGCGTAAACGGCATCACGTTTGACATAAGAGACATCCAGTTTTCGGTAGTAGAGTAATCAAACAAGACACGATTAACTTCCGCAATCGCACTCTCTTGCGCGCCAGACACAAGGGCATCTACTTTCTTTGTTACCCCAGCAAAAAACTCCTCAAGTCCCGCCCTATCCGCAGAAGAGATGTGGACAACCTTAGTCGGCCGTATCTGTTGGGTAAGCGCGTGTTGTTTCCAACTTGTCAACTCATCCAACATGTCTGAAAATTGCGTACTCACCGCATCCAGTGACTTCCGCAAACGAGTCCCAATCACCCACTGTTCTGCGTTTTGCGCAAAATCCGCCATTCCCTCCGTGTTTGCGTCCGCATCCAACCCGTGTTCTGTAAACCACTTCTTTATCACAGCTAGCGCTTGCGCTTTCGCGTCCTGATTGGCGGGGCCCGCTGACCGCCACATTTTATCTACTGCGTAGTTAGTTGTCCCAACAACTTGTGACTTAAACTGGTTACCGTGGGGCCCACGCCATGCCGTTGCACTGACCCCCCACATATCCGCTTCTTTAGAAAACAAATCGTTAATGTTGTCCACGGCATCCATGTACTGTTTAATCGCCTCCCGTGGAAACGTTTCCCCTGTTACCTCTTCTGCCTGCGCAGCAATTCTCTCCAACACCTCCCCTTGTGCTTTACTGTAATCTTTCCAAATCCCCACCCGTCGAACTGTCCAAAACTGGTTTGCATACTCGTACACCTCGTCCATGCCTCGTCCCGCACGCGTGGCCTCTTCAAGCATGTTTGAGTACTCATCTGCAAACTCTTTAATCATTTTTTCGGACTCTAGCGCCACCCGATGCTGAAACAACGGAAGGTTGTCTACCGCCTGCCCTAAAGAAGAAACAGTCACAGGACGACCCGCAGGCAACAACGTCTCGTATATCTCATTCGCATCAATACTCAACTCCGGAAGAGTTGCAGTAAACGCACTCCGCGTGGCTGCAATAGACTGATTTTCCAACCCCTTCAGCGCTTTTTCCGCACGGGTAAACACGTCCACAATGTCATCAGTCGTTGTACTCCCAGACTCAGCCAAATCCCCCAAAGACGCCTGAACATTCTTAACAATCCGCGGGTCAAGAGACTGAACAGGAAACCCTGGGTCTGACCCCAGTTGAACAACATCCAGCGTGTCTTTCGCCAAGTACTTGCGTGCCAACGCTTGAACTTGTTCCGTTGTGGGAGACGTCATTCTTTTCAAGTCAGCGCGAATACTTCCTGCAACATCATCAGCAACATCAAGCAGCTGTTCCCCGCGTTTGTACTGAATCGGCGCTGTGACCACATCCTCCCATGCGGAGTCTACTGCATCAAAAAACTTGCTTAAATACAGACGAGACCGCATTGTACGTTCAATCCGCTGCCCAAACGTCAAGTTCTGTTCTGCAAACCCCCCAACCAATTCTTTTACCTGCTTCAGCCCAGGGATGCTGCTTTTTCCACCCTTTGCCCAAGCAACAATTCCTCCGGCATCCCCACGAATTCCTGGAACCCCGCCCAACTCTCCTACAACCTCGGTGGGTAACCCCTCTCCTAATGCGTCAATCTCGTGTTCTCCGCCTTTAGCCAGCGCCGTGCGCAAATCCCACGTCCGGAACGCATTTCTTTTGGCAACCAACTCCTCTAACTCGTCATCGGGCATCGTAGAATACACCCGATACCTCTTCAGCAATGTGCCCAAATCCGTCCACGGGGACACCCCGTCAATTGCCACCTTTAGCGCGTTATCAATGTAGTTAAATACGTTCCACGACGGGCGCAGCCCCAACCACGTGTCCACCAAATACCCGTTAACCGTGGACAGCCCGCGGGCCACACTGCCTTTCTTCCATTGCAGATAACTTTTATACAACAGCGGACTGCTTTCTAGTTGTGCCTCCAGCGTCTGTTTATAAATCACCTCTTCCAACTGAGTCTGCCACGCGTCGAACGCTTTCTTTCCTGCGGAATGAAGCAGCTTCTCTGCGTCTTCTGGGTGTTCTGACAACCAATTCGACGTTTCAGCAAGCGCCCGCCGATAATACCCTGTTAAGTGGGCGGCGCCCTCCCAACTCTCCGGAGACTCTACCCAGCCCGCCAATTCTTCTACGTTGTCTGTGTATTTAGACAGCATCTTAGAGATGTCCCGTGCAGACCTAGCAGCGTGATTTGCCACCGTTCTAGCAGACACAGAACCCAACCAGTCTAGCGCGCCCCCCCAGCCAGGAATCCAATGTGTCATCTTGTAGACAAGCTTTCCAGTGTCCGCTACCCCCTGCTTTAAAACTCCAAACGCGGCCCCCTGTAACCCAACCCACGCCATCGGGTCAATCGTCTGTTCCCACGCCATCTCAACTAGCCAATTTTTCGTTCGGTTTCCTGCCTCGACAGGGTCTACGCCATCCGCTACTAGTTGGTCATACTTCTGCTTTCGATTTGGGTCTAACATGTGGGTGTATCCCCAACCCGCAGACTTGACCCACGCTTGCGCCTGTTTTTCGTCCAACACAGACTCTAATGAGACCCCCTCTTTACCCGCCTTGGCGGCGGCAGAAACAAGACCAACACTTCTGACTATCCCCTGTTTTGACCACTCTTCCCGTACCAGAGAGAGTTCTGCAGATGCACGCGCTGCTGCTGGGGTTTGCCCTGCCGCCTCAAACTCCGCGATTTTTTCTACACGACGCGCCTGGTACTTCTTTCGTTCTGCAACCAACTCCGGCCACTTGTTCAAATTTTCAGTGTCGTTATCTTGAATCCACTGGTCAATCAGAAGACCTTCCCAACCTACTGGCAACATAGTTTGACTGCTGTATTGACTCCCCTCCAGAGGCGCGGCCTCGTTCAAATACACCAAGTACCCGCCAGCACGCTTTACGCGACGAGCAAACCCAGACATGATTTCTCCAAACACGTCTGCTGCAAACTTCAACGTACGCGGAACCGCCGTCGTTAATGTAGCAGAAAGGGGACTTTGTCCCGCCTCTTCCTTGGTGTGAATTGCGTCATACATTGCAGTACTCTGTCCAACTATCCACTTATCAAACGCATGTACTGCGTTATACACGATGTTCGTTTTTTCAAGCGCCGCCTCCGCCCCAAGAGTTCCCGAAGTCGCGGGCGTTTGTGTTTTCGGCGCAGCAGTGACATACGGAGACGGATACACAGACTTTTCTTGGGCCCTGTCGTGTTCAGCCTGGACACCTCCTGTGTTGGCAAACACACTTGGCGCCACAAGCTGTGGCCTCTCTTCTTCCTCTTCTGGGTATTGGTCGGCATACACCCACCAATCCGGCTTTATCGGGATGTATCTTGTTTCTGACGGGGGACGAACGGGCCCCGTTGGGGTCGTCGGTGTTACACCACCCCCGCCACCACCACCACCTGTACCTTGTTCTCTCGGCATACCCCCTCGCTACGTGCACTCCCTGTACTTACGTGTATTGCGGATTCTGTAACAACCCAACATCTACCGTGTACCAGCCACCGTTTCCGTACCGAAGCCCAGACAGCAACTGCTGCGTCTCCACGTCTTCACCTTTAATCTGGCCCAACGCATTAATAAACTTCTGCCATTTCTGGGTCTTTGTATCCGTCGGTTCGTACGACAATTTTAATGTGTCCTGCAACCGTTTTACAATGTCCGCAGCAGACCGCATACCTGCAGACGCCCCGCCCTCCGCAACAGGGGCGACTTGACCAAACGGGGTCTCTACCGCGGCCTCACCACTCGCCCTGTTCACTTCTACAAGTTCTTTCAAGTACGCGGCCCACGGCCGGAGATACGGAGTAATCTGGTCTGGCCCCCACCAAGACACCGCGCCCAGCGGTTCTGGGGGAAGACCCGCAACACCACCACCACCACCGCCGCCGCCCCCACCACCGCCGCCTTCTGTCGACGGCTGCGTAACAGTGGGCGCAGTTACAGTCGTTCCAGGGGACAGCGGCTTCCACGTGTCCGTATACGGGTTGTGCAACATCAGAGGGTTGTTCGACCCAGGAGGAAGGTACGGATATTTGTACCCAGGTACCCAGTAATCCTGCGCAGGGACGCCCCCAAGACCGTATTGCGGAAGAGTCGTCGCTGTCCCACTGGAACTAAACGCGGGCGCCACGGTTGTCCGGCCCATCCACTTTTCAAACCAGTTCAACTCTTTTTTTGTGGTTGTCTCAGGCGCCGCAGTACTCGCTGTCGCCGAAGGCGCCGCCGTTGTTTGAGCGGCTGTAGCGGCCTTCACCTTTACCGCAGGCCGCCATGTAGAATACTTCGGAGTAGGCAGGCCGCCGGACACGTTTGGCTTCGTTCCTGGATACCGCACAAGCCACGGCGCGCCCGTTCCTACAGATGATACCTTTCCGCCCCCACCTTGTTCTTTTGCCATTACAACCCCCGCGCGCTTAACTGTCGCATCGCGTCTTCATACCGCGCGTACTCTTCCTCTCCAACCCGCAATTTCAATTGCAAGCGTTGGGTGGAAGACAGCGTCCTAAATTTTTTTATCTGTTCCTCAGAACTTAACACTTTTCGCGGCCTACCCAACTGTTCCGACAAGGAGTGTACCGCCAACGAACTCTGCTGTACCACGTCTTGAATCGCTTGATTAATATTCAACCCCATGACCTATTCTCCTGACACAGTAATCTGGGGGACAGACTCCCCCGCCGCTGCCGCGCCCGCTTGTAGTTCTTGCATCCGCTGCCCAACAGTCGGATTTGTGTTCCCTCCAGGCATCCCAGGACTCTGCGCCGCTAAGGTTTGCGCGGGCAGTGTGACCTCTTTCTCCCCCATTGCAGGATTACCAGACTCCCCCTTTGGGGTTTCTAGCGGCCAAGGCAGGCCGCCCTCTTCTGCAGCCCGCTGTGCAAGTCCTTGAAGTAACTGCGGATTGTCTAGAATAGACTCTGCGAGTACTCGCTGGTTCTCATCCGTCACAGACTGCGGTAACATGTCATGCAACATCTGTTGAAGAACATCTAGACCAGTCTGCCTACTAATCAACTTCACCTGTACCAACGCAACAACCATGTTGACTGTGTTGGCGTCGTCTGTCGGAAGAGACGCGGACAACTTCACATCGTTTTTGTACCGGCCGCAAATTTTCTTCGGGTCTATCTCAACCCCCATAGGCCGCCCATCCGGATTGTGTCCCCACAATTCAACAGGTCGAGTCAAGTATTTTTCATACAGCGTAAGAATCCTGGCATTCAAAGACGATAACACCCGTTCTAACGCGCCCTGTTTAAATCCCACTTTCATTAATGTGGGGTTACGTAACAAAGACATTGCAACCCCAGACACTGACCCCACGTACTGACCCTGCAACACCGCAGGCAAAGACGCGTTCTCAATCGCCTGCTTTACAATCTGAAGCTGGCCGTCTAGCTGCGGCATCGTGCCTGGATTAACCAGATACTCTGCGCTTTCGTCCGTCTCCAGTCGAAAGTGTAACCCCGCCTCTGTTCGAACTGGGGCAAAATCCCTACCCTCTTGCGTCTTTGTAATCAACGGAGGGTCGAGATGCCGACGCATGTACGTCCCACGGATAGACACAAGTTGGCTGTACTCGACAATCAAGTCTTGGATTGGATACAAGATAGAAGTACCAAACCGTTCTCCTACAGTAGGAAACGGTAATGGGGACGGAAAGTAAATCTCCCAAGGCAGAAACCCGTACCCGTGTTCAAGGGGTTCCTTCAACCACTCAACAACCTCTGTACTCCCCCGTTCCTTATCCACAACCGAGTACGCAACCGCAACCCCATTAAACTCTTTGTCCCAGTAGTCTATCAGAGTAACCATGTCATCATCTTCTAACTTATCCAACGTCGCTGTAGCCACTCGAGTCCTGCGCAAAGACTGTTTACCAGACGTCCAGCGATTTCGCAGCCCGCCAACCAACACGGGGTATGCGTGTATAACATACTCCCACACCCCAGGCCGGTCACTCGGCATGGCGTACACGTTGTACGGGTCATGAGACTGGACTACAATCTTGGATTCCCCAGGCCCTGCCCCAAAATCCCATACGAGTTGTAACACCCCCCAACCATCAACTAGCCCATGCCACAAGCTGTCCGTCACTTGACGAAGAATCTGTGCTTCATCCCACGTTGCCCACAACACCTTTTCGTTGTGCTCGGCAGCCGCGGTGTCCTCTTTACTCACCCCTAAGCGGGGCACAGAGATAACAGGACGCTTGGTCAGCAACAACTCAATAAACGTGTCAACCGTCCCTTGCGCGATTGGGACAATCACACGTACCTCATCTGGTGACTTATCTGGAACCTTCCCGTCGGGGCCCACAAAATAGGTGTTTTCGTCTCTAAAATACAGGTTGCGCCAACCAACGATGTTACTGTTTCTCTGTGCGTAAAACTCCTCCAATTGGTGTAGCCGAGTTTGTAACTGTGTTAGTGAAACTGGCCTCATTCTGCCTACCTCCTGTCCTCGCACATTCTCCTCGGACTTACCACCGCCGGAGTTGCACTTCTTCCGTAGTACCCGTACTGTACAACCAAGAAATACACCAACGCCCTGACCGCGTGATTCCACTCATCCTTAGGCTTATCCATACTTCGAGGGTCTCCAGTATCCACCGTCGTAGGAGACAACTCTTTAAAATGATACCGTTTCATCTCTACAGAAAACCACTTACAGTTTGGATGCACCCAAAGAGTACCGGTATCCAAGTAGTGTTGAAGCGTCTGATTCCCAGGATTGATGTTTACTTTTTTCGTCCGCAGAGTAAACCGCCCGTTCAACTCATGGCACTTTCTACCAAGCTGTTCCCACGTTCTATGAATCTCGGGGGCCATGATGTCAATCACCCCAGCCATCTCTGAAGAAGTGTTTCCCCGACGCAGATTTTTAAACCACTCCTTCTGTTTTACCAGGTCAAACACCTCTGCAGTAGTCACAGTTGTTTGAAAATACAACTCATCAATCAGACACACATGGACATCCCGAGATAACGCGTTTCTGCGTTCACTCCCGATTGAAGCACCCCGCTTTAACTGAATCGCCAACACCGCGTACGTTCCCCCAGGGTCTATCGCCAAATAAACAGGCAAGCTGGGGTCAAACGCTGCTTTGCTGGCGTCCACAAACTCTGACACCTTGTAAGACGGGAATACCCTAAACTGGTTGCCCGCGGACACCGCCAGATACCGAGATGCAAACAACGCGGGGTCAATCCGCTGCCTCTCTTTTTCCAACCAATTCAAATCAACGTTGTTGATAATAACGCGCACCCCAGGGGACAACGGCCATGTTACTTGAGAGTTGTTTTTTACAAGACTGCGCCAGTTGGTGTGATACAACTGCCCAACATCTTCTGGTTGTTCTCCACCTTTCCCGAGATACACATGAAAATTTTTGTCTGTTGGCATCATAAAAGAAGAAATACCAAAATTGTTTTCATTCTGTCCTAGGTCAAAATACTCCTCAAACCATTCCCCCTGCAACCATTCAAACGTCCCCACACTCAAAATCCAACCACCTGAGTCCACTAACCGCGGAACTAGACGAGTGTCGTAGTACAAAAACGGAAACAAAGCGGCCTCATCCAACACGATGTAATCCACAGGGACAGCGTTCATGCTATCCGGACTTTCCGCGGACTTTAACTCGATTGAGTTGTTCATCCAAGTAGAAAGACGGTGTTCCTGCGAAGCCCAATAAAACTGTCCTGGTCGTAAATCCCGAGAATTGACACCCGTCGTGTACCCCATCCGGTCAGTTAAAAACCCCTGTATTTCCCTCCTCAACTGGTCAGCCAAATCGTACTTCGCAGAGACAATCCAACCCCGAGACCCCCACCAAAACAAGTACGGAATGACTTCCCCAGCAGCACAATACGTCTTACCACTCCGGTTGCCCCCAGCAATAATCCGGTGGGTACTCCTCGACGCGTGAATCGGGTACGCGTGGGGCAGCGGGATATATCCTACCTTGTTCCAAACTTCTTTTTTTGTCGTTGGCCGGTATCCTAACTGTTCTGCACACGCGGTGTAATACGCGTCCTCTTCCAACGGGATGTGGCCAATCCCCTCTAACCCGCTTTTCATCTCCTCTTTTTACCTGCAACAGCGCGTCTCGCCATTCCCCGTTTACCAAACTTCTTTCTTCCAATCCATGCCGCTAACGCGTTAGGAGTTTTCGCACCCCGTTTTGCTAACTGCTTCGCTAACTTCTTAAATCCAACCCTACTCATGTCTTTGCCCTCGTGCTTTCTTCTTTTTCTTTCCAGGGCTGCGCCGCACGGACGCGTTAGCTATCCGTGCGGCATTCGCCTTACTAAACCCCCGCTTTCGTAACGCCTCATACACCGGCCAATTTTTTACCTCTGCACCAGGCACACTCACCCCCGCCTAAGCGAACTGCGCCAACAGTGCCGCAAGTTCGTCAATGTCCTCTAACAGAAGCAGCCACTCATTCATGTGTACAAAAAATGCGTCTTGGTCTTCTGCATCCAACGCTTTAGCCATCTTGTCTTCATACCCTGCTGCAGCCTCTCTTGCTGCCGCTAGTTGATTTAACAGCTGCCTCGTAGTATTCCCACTCATCACGGCCTCCTCTCTGCCTTCTCCAAGAAAACTTTTGAATCAACTTGCACTTCTGTTTCTTACTCTCGTACACAGTTCTCCCAAAGCAATCCTGTTCTCTTGCATCTTGTTTAAACGTGCGACTCATGCGTCACCCCTCATCCTTGTTGTTACCCCATCCCCAGACCGATTAGTCTAGAGGCCTGGCCCCCTGCGGGTAGTGCCCGCAGGCCGCACTGCACCTAGCAAACACCTACCCGCAAAGGGCTGTACTGCGCCGGCTAACCCATTGGGGTTAGCCCGCTGCGGTTAACTGGCAGAATGCACACTAGCCAAATGCTGAACCACCGCAGCTTCCGATAAAAATGTCTCACCACACCCAAAACACACATGCCCACGATGTACACCAGAACCGTCCCGTACCCCAACTGGCCCACCTCTTTTTCCGGTGTCCTCCCAACTATCCGTTGTCGCTGAGTGGTACGCTATCATGTGTTGTTTCCATGCGGTTGCATCCCTCGCTAGATACGTCGAGCATAGCGGGCACTTGACCATCTGATTCTTCCGATGCAAACCCCGCGGTATCACCGTTGGCAATCTCGTCAACCTCTTTTCCCCCTTCTGTATGAAACTCCCCATCTACAGTAAGCAACTCGGGACACGCGTGTAACATCCGTTGTACCTCTCCAGACAACTCTAGTCCCCGTTCCTGCGCCACCGCCGCCATCTGCGGGCCAACCATTTGAAGAACGTTTACAATCATCTTGTTCATCCGACCTGTAGGAAGCAGAGATTCTGGAGTGACCCCCATTGTTTCATAAAACAACTTGATTGCAACCAACGCGTCCCGATTTGACGTAGTAGAGTCCAGAATAATCGCCAAATGCCGCCGGACGACTCGGGGCAAATGTTGTGACATCACCTCAAGTTGTTGCCCCATCGTCGGGGTTGTGCCAGGATTTTTCTTTAACTCCTGTTCCGCCAACTGTACGGCTTTGTCATCAAACGGTACTGTGGAGTTCGCCCGCACCTGTACAACCGTGTCCAACACTGCGTCCACCGCCGCTGCTGCCGCTTGCGGAGTACTCCCAGGGGCCAACCCCGCTAACACCGGAAACTGCCAACCGCGTGCTTTCAACTCACCATACACAGCCTGAAAAGTCAGACTCTCTTTTCTCCACATGTACACAGTTTGTCTAGATGGCGCATTCAACACCTGGGAATCCCGAGGAGTATTCAGATGTCGAATGATGTAATCTTTCTGTTTTCTCGACAAAGTCTCGTACAAAGACAGCAGATACGCGTCATCCACGAGACCACTTACCCTCGCAAACTGGACATCCCCGACACCGCCGCGAATGTACACGCGGATGGGCAGTGTGCCACTTCACGTGTTCTAACCGCCTCTGGTACCAACGGGCGCGTTCTTGTTCCTTCGATGGAGGCCGGTTACAGACGGTAAAAAACAGGATGACCCCCACAATAAACCAGAATTCCATGTTATCCCTCTTCTATCGCTTTCCACTCAACCATACCAACATACAAACAATCCCGAGTAAGCAGTACAAAACGAACAGCCCAAGTGCTGCATACGTTAGCCACACGGCAGACCTGCCTCATACAACCCCTGCCACCAGGTGTTACACACGTTCGGAGTACACACAGTGTCCCCTGAAAACTCGGCCTCTAAACCAGTGGGGTTTAGAGACTCGGCCTCTAAACCTGTAGGGGTTAGAGGCAGGGGCAGACATCCGTCCCGAGACGACATCAACCGCTGTGTAGTACTCACGTAGTACTGTATCAAAATAGTTATCCGGTTCGTGTCCGCTTCCTTGCCCCACGTGTCCGCGTCTATCTCGGCAACACCCAACTGAGAACACGTTTCCACCCACTCCTGTTGCAGTCTCGCCGTGCGAATTTCCTGTACTACCCAGTTTATACCCCGACATGCTGTAGCCACCCAAGACTCAGAAACAGGTTCTTCTGAGACAAACTCGTAAAAAGAAGAGTCTTCACCATACACCACGTTAAATCCCGCTGTTCCAAGACAGACTTCCCACAAGAAGTTGTAGATGCTGGCCTTCGCCTCTGCGCCGGTCGGGTTTAGAGACCGCATCCATTGCGCCGCCGCCTCTGCAGACGCGATTTGGCACACCGCCTCATCCAAGAACTTCAAATGCCGAGACAACACTTCCGGTGTTAACACCCCTGCTTCTGAGCCCGATAGGCTCAGAGACGCAGCCTCTGCCTCTTCCAGTTTAACCACCCATTCCCCCTGCGCATGCCACACCTCATGCGCAACAGTACGAACCACGTCTTTCCCTGCCCAACTGCCGCCCTTTCGATATTTTAGGTTAATGGTCAGAGTGTCCGTAGAGTACTCGTACTGACCCGCCGAGGTTTGGGCGTCTGCGCCCGTGTACGCTGAAAAACGCGCGTTGGGAACCCACGCCTCGTACACCAGCCCATACCCCGCATTCGCCTGATACACGGCCGCAAGCTGAGCGGCCAACGCGTAAACATCCGCATCTGTCTCCAACATCGGGGTAGAGACCGAGTCTCTAATCCCTACAGGTTTAGAGACCGAGTCTCTAATCCCTACAGGTTTAGAGACCGAGTCTCTAATCCCTACAGGTTTAGAGACCGAGTCTCTCCCCTCATCGGGGGCAACGGTTAAGGCCGCACTCTGTGCCCCCCACTGGCGCGCCGCTTGTAACAAAACCTGCGTACTCGGGGACACGGTGTGAAGCCGCTGCCCCTCAGAAATTGCGGTAACTCCGGCCGGATGCCACCACGTACCCCGTCGAGTTTCCACCGTGATTAGCGTGCCATCTAACTCCCGTACCGCCACCTGTTGAAACTCCCCCACGGAGTAAAACCCACAAGCAAACCACACGGTCGTAACCACCGTTCCCCAGGCCAACACAGACAAACCGACCCCGCTTCTGAGTCTGTTTCTAACCCCATCGGGGGCCATATCTCGGGTATACCGCGTTCGAAGTGCGGACACCACAGACACACCAGCTAGCACAGACAGAATCCCAGCTGCAAGCACAACGGGTGCCCAACCACACAGTTTGACACACCAAACCGACAAACCGCATAGCCCAATCAGTTTTATCAACGGTTTTATCAACAGTTTTATCAACAATTTTCCTAACCAGACCACCTGCTTCATCCCGTTCCCCCTCTCCACGTCCCCCCCCCCCCCCCCAATTTTCAACTTGCGGGGCACCTGAATTTTATTTT